GATTGTTTATTGAAAAATACTGAAATGTTTTCTTGTTTTTTAAGTGGTCTTTTATTTGCTAATTGAAATCAGGTTGAATTTGTTTTTTCCCATATCCAATCATACTTATACTGCTTTATATTACTCATACGGAGGGCAGAACTAAAAGGCTCACTTCCAAATAGTACAATAGCTCCATTAGGTTTTATTATTCTTTTTAGTTGTTCCCACATAGACTCAAAAGGTATTACTGTATCCCACTTGCAAGCTGTAGTTCCATACGGAGGATCTGTTATTATACAATCTATACTCCCATCAGGGATTCTTTTCATAATATCAAGACAATCTCCGAGTAGTGCTGTTCAGTTTTTTATTTGCATAATTATATTTTATAGAATTAAATGAAATTATTTGAGGTTTTGAAATCGTACCGCCTTGGCATGTCTCACATTATCTATGTTTGTACTCTTTTCCAAAAGTATCATCATGCATGTTGCAATCTTCACAAACAGCATGCGGAAATGCTACTATTTGGCACTCAAGTCATCCTTGATGCTTCTCTTATGCTTCAAAATATTCAAATTATTTCTCAATCAAATAACTCTTGTTGTACTTTTAAGCTAAGGTGATTTAATCATCAAGATCATACATTGCTCAATCAATTTTTAAAGGCATGTTGTATATTCTCGCTTGATGTACACCACTCAAGATTATCCACATGGTTGTTGGTCTTGTCTCCATCAATGTGGTTTACTTGAGGTTTATTCTCCGGATTTGGTATAAAGGCTTGTGCAACAAGGCGGTGGATACTAAAACATTTTCATTTTATGTGAATAAATAAATATCAATTTCGCAATGTTTTACTTTCAAAAATTCTCTCCTTTCAAGTTCACCTATAATTGATATTTTTAAAAGTTCATCTATCTCAAATAAGGTAATTACTCGGAAATCAATTTGCTTGTTTAAAATTTTCTAAAAACATATATTTTATTGTAATCATGTAAACCTTGCAACAAGTGGTAACCTTTTATTATATGCATAAAATGTACTTTTTATCCTACCTTTCCGGATCGCATCATTCCATACTCCAATGCAATAATCAATTTGCTTGTATGGGCTTTGGAAATCCTTGGAAAACCCGGCCTTGAGATTGTAACCATTGGCAAAAATAAACTTTCCATGCCATTGGCCATTGAGTTGGCAAATACCATAATCGTAATATCCATTTGCTCCAACCACTCCACTCCGGCGGTCCCACTTCCACAATCCATTTTCTCACTCGAGAGTGAGCAAGAAATCTTTGCCACCTTTTTTGTAGGCATAATTTACAATGTTTTGGATCTCATCGGTTGCCGGCCAACCTTTCTTGATGATCCTTTGAGGATCCTTTGGTGGTGGTGCAACTGTTTCCTTTTTGGAAACAACTGGTTTTGGTGCGGATACTTTCGGTGTTGCCGGCTTTGGTGATGGCTTCACCTCAATTGGTTTCTCGATCGGTTGGATCTCGGGTGCAATCTTGGTGGCCTCTTTGATCGCCGGTACTGTATCAATGGTTGCAACAACCAATGGTTTTTCATCGCTTTTCGGTAAGTAATCAAGGGAAAAATATATGATCACAAGGACCATAATGGAAAGTGTGTATTTATTCATTTGATCATGTTAGTGATAAAGTGTTGGCATACTCAAGCATCTCATTTCTGATTTGCGAGTTTATGGCCTCAATCTCTTTTACATTTTTTACACTTCCATCAAGTTTGCTTTGTAGCTCATTGATTTGGTTTCTCAAAATCTTTTGATCCTCAAGACTTTTCCCGATAATCACAAGGTTGTTTTGCTGTTTTTCAACAAGCACATCCATTTGTGATTTTCCTTGGGGTTTCGTAATCTCCATTGCTTTCCCTGCTATGAGGGCAACAAGGATGATGATTGCGATAGTATAGAGGATCTTGTTTTTGTGATTCTTGATCACCTGCCCGATAGGCATATTTGTATTTTGCATGGTATTGGTATTTTTAAAGAATATTTATTTTTTTGGTAACAGGTCGAGTCAAAGATTATCTTTGATTTTTTTGAGGCTTTGGATGCTGATTTTTCCCCTATTTCTGAATTTATAAAGGGTACTTTCTGTGAGATCCGCTTTGGCGGTGAGTTCCTTTATTGTCAAAAGGTTTTCTTTTTTGTATCTCACAATTTTTTGATCCATTGCCTTGGTGTATTCAATGCCTTTGATCATTTGGTGAATTGTTAAAAAATAAATCGGCACATGGGAAGTATATCACAATATTTTCTTTTTTCAAGTATTTTTATACTTTTTTTATCGTATTGCGGAAATTACCCACTTGGTAATCACTCATAAAATGCTTTTGTAGTGCCAACACAATCTCATTTCTTGGACCATACCCAAGCTCTATCCAATCCCGATCAATGGTGGCATATCCATCATAAATCTTGTGTGTGGTCTTGTGATCGTAAAGATCAAAAAACACCTTGTGCCTCATCGGCTTGGTGTAGGTTTGCCAAAAAAATATACTTGGTGTCCTCTTTTCGAGTTCCACCGCAATGAGTCTTTTGTTTCCCTCAAAGGAAACGGATGCCGATTTGATGTGGTATCACATAAATGTAAAAGGTGAGAAAATAAAAACTAATCTTGCACATGTATTGAGAAAAAGCCCTTTTTTGTTTTTATATATACCATTATTGAGAAAAAGCCCTTTTTTGTTTTTATATATACCATTCAAAACCATCAATCTCAACAAATGTCACTCCGGCAATCGCTGTAATACCGCAAATTCCGGCAATCCTCTCATCTGCAAAGTTTCGGTTTTTTTCAAAAGATTTTCTTTGGTGGTATGCATGAAACCTCATCATACCAATGCCGGATACTCTCAAACTCTTTCTCAACCTGTGCAACAACATGCTTTCCATATCTCTTGGCAATTTTCATGCGGTTTCTCCGGTTGATCTGATCTTGTAAATCCATAAATGCCCAACCACTATCATCATCCATTGGATCAAGAGTTTCCAAGATTTCCTCCGGCCTTTGTTTTTTTTGTCTTTTCATATTGCAATATTATAGAAATAAATATAATGATTTCAAGGCACTTTATAGTGTCTCTTTTTCGTGCTTGCTTGTTATCCTATCGGATAGAGGAAAGCACCGCAAGGCCCATCGGATCATCCCTTTCCTTGTAAGAAAGTGTGTGGCCGGTCCTTGCATCAATCTTGTACACCCCACACTTGCACCGGCCAACCATCTTTGGTGGATCTTTGTGCCACTTTGGTGGCCGGTAGCATATAGGGGCATCGCACCGATCGCATACCATTTGCGGTAATCTTATTGAGGTTTCCATATCTATAAAAGGTAAAGTGGTAAAGGCTCACAATCTCTGATCCATCATGGAAAGCAACTTTCACTCTCACATACCTCTTGGTAATCTTTTGGATTATCTTTGATATATTGGATACAATCTTTGCACTCATAAAGCCGGTATACATCATCATCTTTCCATACTGATGAAACCATGATTGATCCTTTTTCAAATTTCCTTTCACAATGATGGCATCTATGTGCCTTTCTGATTTTCACCTCTCTTGGTGCCTCGATTTCTTGTATCATAAAAATGAAAGTAAAAAATTAAATTTCCTCAAAATGCTCCACCCAAGCCTTGGCATCCTCCCAACCATAGGCGATACATGCCATGATATTATCAAGGGCCGATAAACTCGCCACCCATGCCTTTTGCTCATCACTCACCGCACTTGGTGAGGCTCCAAGCTCTCAATTTTTCTTGATTTTCCTTTGTCTCTTGAGTTCTATGAAAAGTAATGATCACCGCTTGAGGATGATGCAAAAATCCGGAAATCAAGGGCTTGTACCCATCCTCTTTTTTTTGGCCATCATTTGGATGATGTTGGCGGTGCCTTTTTGGCCACTCTCATTGGCAATATGTGTAAACTTGTATTGCTTGTATCGCAACCATGTGGCAAGGCTTTCCGCCTCAATGTCCTCAATCGGGATCTCTTGGTTTATTTCGCTCATAAATCGGGTAATGGTGAAAGTGTATTTTCTCATGATTTTTTGATCCCCATGATCTTGAGGTTTCAATATGTTTGGAAATGCGGTTGGTATCCGTAATCAAAAACAAGCTCATCACCGGCCTCAATATCATTGATGGCTTCAAGGCCAATGTTGCCATCCTTATCCATTATAATGATCATATTTGGATCATTTGAGTGGTTGTAAAGACTCCCATTGCCAAGCAAGATCAATGCATCTCAATCCTCACCTCGGGATCCAAACCAATAATCATTGATGATCGTATCCTTGAGGATATTGATTTGCTCTTTCGGGATGGTGATATATTGGCAAACCTCAATAATATCATGGATCTTGTATGGTTTATCCGCAAAGACACACCGGCCTTTCTGTACTGTATTGATTATCATGTGTAAAAATTAAAAAACAAACTCCTTTTCGCCATCATCATTGATGATGTACAACTTTTCCTCCTTGATGTCGATAAATGCCGGCCGATCCGGAAACTCTTTGGTGAGTTCCGCTTTTTGATTCCATAATGCCCGAAATTTCTCTTTTGAGATTGTCATGGTAATTTTATTAAACAATATATCCTTTCATTGGATCCTTTCACATTACTGTAAATTCAAGATCATCATTTAAGAGATCATCATTTAAGAGATCAATAAACCGCTCTTTTACCTCATCAATATACTCATCTTTCACACTATATGCCCACATATTTTCAAATGAGTGCAATTCTCAATCCTCTGTAAATCAAAGGATCTTATCAGTTCAAAAGGCACCTTTACCCTTTCTCACTTGTGCAATCATAAATATATACTCGGCACCTCATTGTAATGCTCAAGTGATAAAAATATCTTTCTGTTTTGTTTGTGAAAGATCAAAAAGGATCTCTCATCTATACTTGTCCAAGCTCATAAAATGAAATATTAAAAATTAAAAAACAACATCGGGATCACTCGGGATGAAATATACATGGCGGATTCTTTCTTTGATTTTGATACCATCAAATGTGATCACCTTGATGGTGTCATCATCGGAAATATAGGTTTGGCCGGTGAGTTTCCGGATCTCATGATTGAGTGTTTTATTTACAAGGTACACCCCCCCCCCCGCAACATTTTCATGTGAGAAATTTTCACATAAACTCTTGCTCGGTGAGTCTGATTTTTTGTGCTTTTTGCATGGCATTGAAAATTATGAAATAAATTGCCAACCATATCATCAAGCGGATTTCCTTTTTCAGTAACAAACCTTTGATATATCCGCTTTTGATATTCAAGTTGCTTTTTCTCAATCTGTTATGCAATCAAATATTTTTGTATTTCAATCTTTAAAATATTGTATAACTTTCTTTGAATTATGATGCAATGATCATTTTTTTCATTTCATGAAATTCATTTTTTGAAATCATCAAATATTTTTTAAAACTCGGTATGAGTGTATTTGGTTTTCTGTTACTGTACACCACTCAAGATTATCCACATGGTTGTTGGTCTTGTCTCCATCAATATGATTTACTTGGGGTTTATTCTCCGGATTTGGTATAAAGGCTTGTGCAACAAGGCGGTGGATATAAAAGATTTTCTTTTTTCATGATATTGATAATCATACTTGCATATATCAATTTTTACCAAGTATTGGTTTTATATATTGGCATAGTCAATTATCGGTGTCTTTGAATATTTCACCGGTATTAAATATCTTATACATCGGGTATCAAATTATTTGTATCATAAAATGTCATCGTTTACAATATATTGCACATAGCTTGGCAACTGCTTGGTTTGGTAATCCTCAAAATGAGTATCATTATGGATCTTTCCAATAAAAACTCTTTCCTTGCTCAATATTCTTTGCCCTGTGGTTGATTTTACCACATAAAACCTTGCAACCTCCCACTCACCTTTCAAAAACTCGTATATCCGCTTTTGTGGCACTCCATAGGTGCCATTTTTTATCTTTCGGCCATCCGGTGTCTCCTCTCGATATAAGAGGCCAAAATTTGCAATCTTATTCAAGATGGTGTACTCGGTATGAGTGAGGTTGAGATCTCGGATTTTCACAATGTTGGTATGCACTCCGGTTTCTTTCTCGATCTCGCAAACATGATCAAGGATTTTTTGTAATGGTGGTATGAAAAGTTTTGAAAAAGAAACCTTGAGGTATTTTATTTCCGATCCGCAACAATCATAAATGGTTGTTTCTCACTTTTCCATGTCGGTAACATGGCCATCCTCATCAATAGTGATGCTTGGATTTTTCTTGTGGATCTTGATTTGCTCATCAATCCACTCTTGGATGTGCAACATGGTATCACCTTGCAAATATGCATTGTGGTACTCCTCGGCGATTTCTCGGGCGAGTTCGTATTTTGTCTTATTCATGGGATTGTTTTTTTCTTATGGGATATAAAAATTTTTCAATGTATTCCTTGGCATACTCTGTCCAATATGTGAGGATCTTTGAGGTGTTGACACCATCGGCCCGATATAATGCAAGGCCAAGTGCTTTCACAAAGGATCCTCAATATTTATCGTATGCCTCGGCAATTTCTGATTTCCAAAACACCATCTCCTCACCGGTATCAAATGTTACTATCACCCCATCATTTCAAGGGCAATATTGTATGATTTTTCTTGGCATGGTATGAAAAGTAAAAAATTAGTAATAAATCACCATCTCGGCCCGAAAGATTACCCAACCAATCTCGATCGTAAAGTTGCCATCCCCTTTGTATAGGTTGATCATCGGCAAGAGAGATATATTGGAAAAAACCAATCACAAACAAATTTAAAATTGATCTTGATTTGTTTGTTTTTTACAATTTTTACTTGAGGTGCCATATAGAGAAAAAGATTAAATAGATAAACCGGAAACAAATTTGGCTTGCACATCGGCTTTATACTCATTGAGATTAAATCAAAGGATCTCGGCATACTGTGGTAAAAACTCATTTGTGAGGAAAATTGAAAAGGCATCATTTAAAGCCAACTTTTGATCTTTTTGGTTTTTATCAAATGCCAATTGCTCGATCATGGTATTTATGAAAATACCAAAATACCTCATGTAATTATCAGCATCAACAATCCTTGTGGTTGATCCAAGTGGATCTCCAAATGCTGTGATAAGCTCGGAAACTGTATGGATTTTATCATCCAAGGTATATATTACTTTTTGCATGGTAAGTAAAAATAAGAAATAAAGGTGTTTTATGATCCGGTGCATTGTTTTATCCTCTTTGAATTTTCGTGAGGTGTACTTGCTTGATCATTTCAACAAGGGCATTATATCACATTCTTTTTTAATTTCAAGTATTTTTATAGTATTTTTATACTTTCTTTCTCTTTTCGTGTCTCTGATGCTGTTTTTTCTATAAAATAGATTTGCAAATTATCGGGTATTGATTATGATTTGTGTGCATGGTATTGTAAATTAAAAAATATTTACAAGAAACAAAAGAGAGGCGAAAGCCCCTCTTTTTTATTGTGCTATCAATAGTATGTTTCCTCATTGATCCATCCATCAAGTGCATTTTTAATTGCATCATAGGATAGATTTTTTCTTTGCTTTTTTCACATATTCACAACGGAAATATTGAAACGATCTCTTATTTTCTTTGGATACTTTGGGAGTACAAAATATAAAAAACGATCAACAACATCCGCCTTTCAATATTTTGCAATTTGATAATCGGTGAGTACTTCATCTCATGATGTGAGAATATCGGGTTTATATGATCTTGCTTTTTGTAGTTCCTCAAGTGTGCATTCTTTATAATGGCGGTTTCCCTCATTATCGAGAATCCAACAAAGTGGTTGTGTGGTGATTATTTCTGACATAAAATTAAAGATTACCAAGTAAAATATCTATGATACCATCTTCGCTTGCTTCGTGTTTTTACTGATATATAAAAACTTTGTTCGTTATAAGGTGCTATATTTAGTGCTTCATATCAATCGAGGAATAACTCAGCGGATATATTTGCTTTTCGCCTATTGCATTCTGTACAGGCGAGAACAGTATTGCAATATGTTTGCTCTTTGTATTCGAGTGATTTAAGTGAACACTTCGGTATTATGTGGTCTACTGTAGCTTTTTTAAGTGCATTTACTCCGGTTCTCTTATCTGAAAATGGTTGTAAGCAATAAAAACATCGTCAATTTTGCTTTCTGTATAGCCTTTCCCACTTGTATTTATTGATTGTTGGCATCAGGAAAAGTATAAGAAGTAAAATTTGTCTGCATAAAACATCTTCTATATTCTCGGTATTCGAGTGCAAATAATGGTTTTATTATTTTTTTCATATCTGATACCATTGTCCTATCCTCAACCATCTTGAATATTATTCTTTCTACATCTTCCTTTTTGATGTATTCTTGTTTTGTTTGTGTCATAAAATTTAACTGAAAAAATATAAAATGTAACTGAAATTGTAAAAATTGTATACAGGTTTAGAACACTCACCGCTTTGGTTGCTCTGTTTTTTGGTAGTTTTCTTTTTTTCTACTCATCCAAGTGGCAAACCTCCTTTTTATTTCAAATGTTGGCTCCCTTTCTGCTCGTATTTTTCATGTTTTCCCTTTTTCTGTCCAATAGGCTATAAATGCGATCCAATCATTTTTGTAACTCTCGGCATATTCCGGTACTTGGATATTATCAAGAGTCTGTTTTTTTAGAAATAAAATTGATTCTGTATATTCGTTTGGTTGCACCGCAACAACTGTATCTGTATTTTCTTTTAATTTCCTTTCCTTTCCTTTCCTTTCCTTTCCTTGTTCAACACTTGTTCAATTTTGTTCAACACTTGTTGTTTTTTGCCTTGCCAATGCGGATTTTTTTCCGGCCTCACTTCGCTTTTCTGATAACTCCTCTCTATATTTCTTGTTTTCAATTACCCTTTTTGAGAATATAAAACCATCATCATCCAAGCAAAATAATTCACTTGATATAAATATGTTCAACAAGTGTTCAACAAATGGCTCTCACTTGTTTTCATGGCTTGAGTACCATTTTATATAGTCCTCATACTGCTCATACTTTATTTTTCAAGATTCTTGTTGATGCATAAGCTCAATCAATATCCAATACAATCCGATTCCGGCAAGTCATGTTTTCATAAATACCGTCATGATCTTTGGATCATTGTGTGCATTATTGTCGTGCGGAAAATAAAACGATTCTTTCATATTTTTATAAATTAAAAATCCCCACAGTAAGAGCCTTGCGAGTAACTTATTGAGGGGACACACTTCATGGCATCGTGGCCATGTTTCATTCTCTTTTTAGAGGATTTTCAAACTAAAGTGTTATGTAGAAGTTGCAAGGCTTTTACTTACCAAGAGTATATGGAAATAAACTATAAATGCAAATATTTTGTCTTGGATTTGTCCTTGACTCTCGGGAAACAAAAACCCCTGCATTTCAGCAAGGGTAATTGTTGAGGCTAAAGCATAACCACTATATCCATTTGACTCTATAAAGCAACTACATCATCGGCGGTATATGCCGGTGACTCCTCGGGCTTGAATTGTGCCATCCAATCTTGGTATACTGCAATGCCTCCATCAAAAGATGCATCAAAGATATTTGGCATGAAGTCCTCACCATCAACAATCAACTCATACAGTCTCTTGGTAGTTTGGTGATAAAACACCTCCCACATCGCAAGCAAGTATGGTTTTTCCACAAAGTTGATTACATACTCATACACCACCGGATTGAGGGAAATGATACCCTTGGCCATGAGGGCATCCGTCATGAGGGCATTGGTCATGTACTTGCCCTTGTTTCCGGTTTCCCAATCAATGCCATGTAATCCACAAAGTTCTCTCAACTCCGCTTGTTGCATGTATGGTGGCTTTGCCTCGGATGGTTGGATCTCGATAAACAATGCCTTGATCGGTTTTTTTCCAAATGCTGTCATGCATCCAAAAAAGTATGTTGTGCCTTGCATATCGTAATCCGGCTTGATGCTCGTATCATCCGATAATTTTCCTTTAAATTTCCAATCCACAATAATGAGATCACTATTTTCATCCTCAAAGAGTGCATCAATAATGAATTTCAAAGGCACCTCAAGGATCTCACCGGAAAGATCGGCCACCGGTATTGTCCTTTCAAACTCGGCACCAATGAATTTCCAACCTTTCACTCTCGGATACACTTGAGAAAACCAATTGGAAATACCATACTCAATCCCCTCAAAGATCCCCTCCATTGTCCCGGTCTTTCACCAATTGATGAAATCATCAAGTTTCTCATCTTTGGCCTTGTGTTTTTCAATGGCCTTTTTGATCTTTGTCTCGATCTTTGTTGCCTCCTTCTTGGCGGTTTTCATGGTGTCCACATCGGTGGCGGTGATCGCCTTGATCTCATCCATCTTTGCTCGGTACTCATCCACAAGTTTGTGTATGTCCTCATATCATCAAAACTCAATCATCTTGGTGCTTGTCCAAAATGCCTCGTGTTTTCGATACTTGGCAATGTACTCATTTTTTGCATAGTCCTTGGCAATCTTTACAACCTTTGCCACTACAAACTCCGGATCCTTTTCAAAGAGTTCCTTATTGTCCGGATCTCCATAAAATCACTCAACCCCATGATGGCATGATTTTCCAATGATGGTGGCCAAGTAAATTGTATTGTCCCACTCATAATTGATGTAATGTTTCAAAAACAATGCCTCATTATTTCTCAACTCTTTCATTGATGAAAACGAAAGGTAATTGATACCGCTTGCAACGATCTGTTGCCCCATCTCTATCCTGCTCAAAGGTAACATAAATGTAAAAAGTAAAAATATAAAAATGTTAGTACACTATTTTTTCCATCGCCTTGGTGATCTTGGCAACAAACTCATTGGCCTGCTCAACTGTAAGCTCTGTTGTGGTATCAACTCAATAGTATTGATTCATGGTTGCCTTTCGCTTTCTTTCGCTATCCTCAAAATTCCATTTACTCTTTTCCGCAAATTCTTTCCACTTCATTTGCACTTGCTTCACCTTATTTGCCGGCAATTTTCCTTGTGGTGCATCGGGTGCATCACCGGCCGGTAAATCCACCACATCCGGTGCAATCTCTCAACCTTGGCCACTTTCTGTGATTTTCTCAAGCATTTCCGCACCTTTGGCGGTTGCCTCGATCCCATCATCATACTTTGGTGCATCGGCGGTTGGTGTTGGATCAACTGTTTGTGCCGGTGTTTCTGTTTTTACTTCCGGTGCTTTCGTATCCGGTGCATCATCATCAACCGGTACCTCCTCAAACTGTGCATCCATCACATCCTTTTCACCGGTCTTGGTGATTTCCTCGGCAAGATATGGTAATGCACCAAGCTCACTCGGGAAACAAAGGCGGAAACCTTGGCCAATTACAACCTTTTTGATCATAAACTCGGGCATCTCGGCCCAATTCTTTACCAAGACTTTCTTTTTTTGTACTGCATCATATCGCATCTTGGCAAATTCACTCAATGATGCATCCCATTCAAATGGATTGTCCCAACCTCGGCGGTGGATGATCACCCTTGCCCCTGTAAGTTCTCCGGCCTCATTTCGTAATGTCTCAACTTTCCATCCGTTCAAAAGTCCGGTGGCATTGGCTTTATCAATATATACTTGGTATCCGGTGATGATTGAGAAATTATCACCATATCCAACCGCATATATTTCCCTCTTGAAAGGGTTGAGGTTGTTTACCCTCGCAATGTTGAGGAAAAGATTTTGTTGCTTTTCGGTGATCGGATCCTTGAGGCCAAAGAGGTAATCCCTCAAGCTCTGATCATCAACAAGTGCAACCGCCTGTGATTGTCCGGGTACAATATCTTTTTGCATGATAGTAAAAAGTAAAAAATTAAAGTGTGATTTCTCACAAGAGGCATTATATATTATTCTTTTTATTTTTCAAGTTTATTTACACTTTATTTATAGTTTATACAATTTCTATGCAACAAAAAACCACCATTGATATAGGGTGGCTCTTTATTCCCTCGAAATCGAGGGTTTTTAAAGGAAATCTCGGCCGATAATCTCGGCAACCTGTTTTCTCGAGAGGATCGGTGCGGAAATTCCAATGTTTCTCATCACCGCTTTTGTGAAAATATCGGCAATGGTTGCATCGGTGGCAATCACTCTTTGGTTGTACACTCATTGCATACTCTGCCATTTTCCCCGGATAATTTGGCGGTCAATATGTCGGGCCACCATATATACCATGATCCGGCGATCATCCGCAAAACCAAGCCCTCTTTTAAACATCTTTGCAATTTCTGATGGTGTAGCAACTTGATCCGGGTTGCTCTCATTCCAAATCTTTGCCTCAAATGCTTTTTGTAAATAAAGAGTCCGGCGATTTTCTCGGGCCTTGATCACTTTCTCAAGTTCGGTTGTAAGTGCAAACTCATAGCGAGAAAAGAAATGCTTTATTTCACTATACCGGATCCAAAATTGGCCAATACCTCCCCAAGAGTTTGGTGAGAAAAACCCACCTTTGTATCCATCCGAAAAAGTATGCTCATCATCATACCCGGTGATTGCGAATATGTGGCCACCCTGCTTGGTGGTTTTATTCCATTCCTTTGATGTTTTGATGGCCTGCCAATCGGCAAGTTTTACACCGGTTGCAATCCCTTTCCCTCCGGCGATAATCATTTTCATTTTATCAACATTTGTGCCTCCACCTGTATCAATTCTCACATAGGCACCAATGTGGCCAAGATCCTTGAGTAATTGTAATGCCGATTGAAACAACCACCCGGTTTTGTCTCATGCACCCCTCTTTTTTGCCTCATCCCACACATCCCAAGGATTGTATGGTTGGTAATAATTTTCTTTTGCTCTTTGTGCAAAGGTTTCATTATATGCCATTGATGATCCAAAAACAGTACATGCACCAATGCTCCCTTGGTTGAGTCAAGGTGCAATGTCGAGTATTACCCGGCTTGGTATTTCCCCCATCCCTGTTTCCTCAAAAACCTCATCATGTGTAAGGTCTCGAGAATCCGGAAGATCCACCGCAAAATCATATTTTTCCAAATTGATATTTTCCATAAAAAGTATTATGATAAAGAATTAAAATACACCCATCCAAGAGATCTCACCGCCCCATAAAATATGAGGGCAAGTAAAGTATATCACACAAATGCAAGAGGCTCTTGCACCGCTTTTTGGATGTCCGCAAGGATCTGATAGAAAAACCCATCATCGCACTCTTTCCGTCTTTCTCTCAAAAGTTTCCGGAAAAGTTTTGGATCTTCTTTTTTTATCCGCTCGATCTCCTCAAGTGTCATTTTTGCAAAAAGACTTTGCCAATATGAGAAATCATGGATTTGGCATGATGCATCAATGAATACCGCCCGAAGTATCGAAAGGATCCATTGCAAAAACCATCGGATGGCCTTGTGCCAAAATCTCTCTCAAGCACCACCGCACCCATTACATACACCAACACCCCTCAAAAAGAGAATATCTTGAGGGGTAAGGTTTTTCCAATTGATGGATCTGTATGTGGCAATCCATTGTGTGTTTTCCATATTATATTGGCAATTCAAATGGTGATAATCCAAGGGCAACTCTTGACTCTGAAACCTTGTTGGCCACCTGTATCTCATCCGCAAAAACTGTTTGCATTGTCTCCTTTGGTATTCCAAGTTGTACAAATATGGCCATACATTTAAAGAGTGCCTTGGTAAGCATTGCAACTTGGCTTCAATTATCTCAAGAAAAATCCCTTGCGGTGATCAACTGTGAGTATTCATTGGTTGTAAGATCAACACCCTCCCAATCGAAATCCGAAAAATCTTGAGTGGCAATAAATTGTTCAAACTTTTCTTTTTTCAATTTCTCCTTTTTCTCAATATCACTTTCAAATTGAATTATTTTTTTAGAAATTGGATCATAAATTGGATTTGTGATTTTTTCATTATCAAATTCTTTCTCTATTAAATCGAGAAAAACAGGATCATCAACAAAAACCGGCTCAATGTATTCCGATCAAATCACCGCACCTGTATCATCAAGTTTATCTTTTGTGTACCCCTCTGTTTCAATTTTTTTCTTGAGGGATGTTGATGATATACAAAATATAGAATTGTCTTTGTTGATGTATGCAAACATATAAAAGTAAGATTAAAAAATTTGTACTTGGAAAGAGTGTCAAGAATTGTATCCATTATTTCCACATGTATACCTCACATATCATGGTGGAACAATTACATTGACTGGAACTGTTCAGATATTTGCTGGATACCCGAGTGATAAAGTTGACCATGTTGTGTTGTCAGGACTCCATTGAAGTGTTGGTGATGGGTGTGCATACCCTGCATTGTTTCAGATCACCAGTATTCCACTTGCAAGCCCTCATCTTGGAACAGCAACAGATGAAGAGGTCCAACCAGAAGATGATGGGGTTGAGCTTCATCATGATGCGGTTGTTCAAAGTTTTTTTGCAATTTCTTTTGATAGATTTTGCCAACTCATCTTTTTATTTACTCCGGTGGTTGAGTCGTAAATTACAAAGAGATCATTTTGAGAGGTAAATCATGTATAATCTGTCAATGATGAAATACTTAATCATGGTATATATTGTGGTATATCATATATTCAATTTGGTTGATCTACATTTGATGCCCCAAGCCCATCAAACATTGGTATAAATGATGTTCAAGAGTGTGAAATCCTAAAAAATGTACTGTGTATATATATTCCTGAATGGTATATAAAAATATCCCATGAATAAGCATCACCATTTACTTTTTGTACTCTAACTATTGAAATTGGTGATGATCAAAATTCACTATTCCAAAGTCAATCACAATTCCTTTGTCACCAGGCATTTCATATTGTGAGTGCAATTTTTCATGTTGATGTTGCGATTGGTCATATTGATCATCATGAGTCGTATGTTGGACTACCAACATACTCAACTAAAATTCTTGCGGATTCTCCACCTATAAATCTCCCAATTCTTGTCCATCCGCTTCAACTTCATGCAAGAAGTCTCCAATTATTTTCTTTTAAAAGATATTTTTTTTGTGATACATATTCTCTCTCATCGGTAATTACTCATGATGCTGTTGATGCAACTCTTATATGTCATCATGATGGCCATGATGCACCTGTTTGAATTGATGCAATACCTGTGCCATCCTCGGCATTACTTGATCCATCATCAAGTTTTCCTTGGTTTACAAGTATATACACTTTTTTTGTACCTGTGAGATCAACACCAACATTGGCGGTATTTTCAAAAAACACCATTACCTTTTCTCAATTTGTTCTTGTACACTCAATAAGTGCCTTTCATGCTGTGATATTTGCACTTGCACCAGTTCACGAAACTGCAAGCCCCTCAATAACTCATGGATTAAGCATGGCCAAAAGGCCTGCTGTGAGGTCTTTATCATAGGTGATATTTGTACCATTGAGTAATCCAACTCTTTGTGTCATATTCTGAAAATGTAATGATGTAAACTATACCCGAAATATAAAACAAACCCTGTTTTATTCAATGTCTTTTATTATATCATAACTCCAAATATATCATCATGCGGTTTTTCTTTTACCATTGCAACATCCTGTAATATTTCATTTCAATTCAAGATTTTTATTTCATCTCAAGAGTTTTCAATCGGTTTTGCACATCTCCAATTTGCTCAATAATATCTTTACTTTTTACCACCGATACTCAAAGTTTAAAATTGATTCTTGCAAGATCTCCGGATGTGTATGATTTCTCAATCACTTTCATGGATCCATCAAAAAACATCACATCATTTCCAACATAGATATACACACTCACCAAATCACCAAGATCCGTTTGGAAAAAATCATTGGTATTTGTATCAACATCAAACTCCGAAAGACTCACTTTGTGATCATCAAGGTATGATTGTGATGTTGCGGTATCATCTCAAGAGGTGGAAAAACTTGCCTCAAGCAATCCAAAATCTGCAATGCTTGGTGCATCACTTGTATATGTATATGCTGTATCCGCCTTTCAAAGTACCCCATTGGCCAACTCTTTCCCATCAACTGTCATTTTTACATTATCAATACTCCGATCATCCGGCTCATTTATATCATACCGATACTCCACAAAATTATCACCGGTGGTGCGATCAATACCAATGGTATTTTTGAAAATTAAAACCTTATCAATGATGGTAAACTCAAACCCATTCTCGGCAAGATCTTTCAACACTTTCAAAAAACTTTCCCCTCTCTTATACTGCTTGGATGTGAGAGTTGTGATACCACAATCAAGAGTGATACCGCTATTGTATGCCCCATTGATGGTTGTGAGTAATCATTGGATAATCGTATTTACACTTTGTGAAACAAAAGATTGATCGGTTGCCAATAATCGGCGGTCAAAGTAATGCTCAAAGCTCTCACATCGGATGGTGGTTTTTACCAAGTTGGCCTCAAACCCTCTTATCACTCCATCAAACATGGTTTTTTCTATACTATCCACAAGCATGTTGATTTTTACCCGGCGGTACTCTTTCAAGTATGCTCGGGTGCAATATGGGTTGGTATGGAAAAGTGCAAATGATGCGGTTGATACATCATTGATTTTCTTGGTTGTTTCAAAATCCAAGATCTCATCCACTTGTGCAATGAGTGTATCGGATAGATCGTATATATAGGCAATAAACATATCCGGGGTGAATTATTAAAGTAAAACATCATGCCAAGAGATTGCCACATCAAAATCACTTGCGAGCAATCCACCATCCTCATCCACTATGGAAAAAAGCATGGTGCCTTTTGCCTTTGGCCAAGTTGATCCGGCCACTCGATTTGCAAGGATATTTGTGCCATTCTTTGTGGCCACTTTTTTTGCTCCATCAACCACAATTACATCACCGGCCACCGCATCAATATTGAGTGCAAAAAATGTATCATTGGAAAGGTTTTTGATATAGAGTGGTGCATCAATATTTCCAAGGGCGGTGAGAGTGAATTTGAGTGGTGTATCACTATTTCCAATGGTGATCACTTGGATCTCATTATATTCCATGCTCAATGGTACTCATAGTGATACCGGGAGTTGTACCCCTCAAAAATATCACTCTCCACCGGTTGCGGTGCTTTCATTGGCATTGTAGTATCTTGGATCCTCCGATTGCAAAACCACTCTCCATCGGCGGTTTGCCCCCTGTAAGTAATCATAATCACCAATATCAAGAGAAAGTGGCTCTTTTACCTTGCAATCAAGTTTCCATACTCGGTCTTGCTCATCGGTGACAAGGAAAGGCAAAAGCTCAACCCGATCCGGCACACCCTGTAATGCAAAAAGATTCTCAAGGAAATCAATGGCCTTGCTCGATCCAATTTGATCATCGGCAATGATTATACCCTCAAGAGTGATCCGCCTACCTCGGGCAAAGGTTGGCGATAATCTCACCCCATGAAACCCTTGCACATTTTGTTGCTCATCGGATACATCCAATGCTTTCCATTGCACTACATCAAGGCCAACCCGATAATCAATGGTTGTCCTCGATATTGCTTGGCCATTATATGTGAAGTTTTTGCCGATCATATTTTTGAAAGTAATAAAAAATAAATGAGATACTTATGGTTTTACCCACTTGGGGTACTTGGATCAATCCATAAGTAATTGCCTATAATTTCCATTTTGCATAGTCTATAAATGCCCGAAGATCCGCACCATTATTTACGGTGATATTATTGGTTTGGCTTTTATTGGTAGTGCTTGTATTTCCTCCGGATACAAAACCCCTTGTCCTTGATGCCTCAAGATTATCAAAAAGCGGTTTCATACTGTTTACCATCCATTTTGGTGCAACCCACTCACCCTTGTGGACCACTCCGGCCACTTCATTGGCACCGCCTGCACCGGTAAACCCTCCGGATGCAAACCCTTGGCCACCGGATGCCCTCAAGGCATTGAGTTGTCTTTGTGCCTCGATTGCATTATTGATTTGTGCAATGAGATCCGCATAATCGCTTTTTAATCCAACAATGTTGGCCTTTTGTACCGCATAGGCACTATCATTGAGGGCAATGGTTGCATCATGGATCTCCTGTTGCATCGCAATGATGGCATCCTTTTGCATTGTGAGTTCAAGTTTTTCTCTTGCCAACTTCAACACCAACTCTTGCTCCTCTTGAGTCATGGCCAAAAACTTTTCATCTTTCAACATTTGATCATATTCCTTTTGATCCAATACCTTGAGATCAAGAAAATATTGATTGATTTTTTGTAAGCTCTCGAGCCGGGTTTTTTCCGCCTCAAATGCTCGTGTTTTTTCGGCAATCTCTTTATCTGCATCCTCCTTGATCTTTTGTGCATCACTCAATGATGCAAGTCTCTCCGCCTCTTTTCTTTGTGCCTCGGTGGTATTGGCCACAACAAACTCTTGCTCCTTTAAGAGGTCCAATTTTTTCTTTTCGAGATTTACCAACTCCGGATCATAGTAATTTGAATCCGCAAATTTTGCCTTTGAATCGGCAATATCTTTTTCCACATCGGCAAGATCCTTGGCAATCTCAACCCCTCTTTGTGCAATCTCATTTCCTGTATCGCCGGATATTTGGCCAATGGCTTTCTCATACTCTGCGGTGGTATTGGCAAGCTCCTTGTTTAAACTTCTCAAGCTATCCTCAATATCCATGTTGTATTTTTTCGTATCCTCGGCCAATTTCTCTTGGGCCTTGTTTACATCCTCCACCTTTTTTTCCCATTCCTTGTAAAGATCTTTCACCTTGTCCATTGTCTTTTTTGCCACATCGCCTTGCTTTCCGGTTTTATCGGTGGCATCATCAATACCCCCCTTGTACTTATCAATGAGATCCAAAATATTGTAATATCCTTGATCATACTTTTTTGCATTCTCTTGAGATTTCTTTGCTCACTCATCAAGGGATTTTGTCACCTTGGCATTTGACTCCTCAACATATTGGCCAAACTCATTCCAACTTGCACCCATATCCGCAACGGATCACTCTGTTACCGCAACGATATTGCCGGTGGCGGTGGCAAAGTTTCATGATACCTCATCAAAACTTGCACCAATTCCGGCATAATTCCCCTTTATATCCTCACCAAATGCATCAAATTTCCCCTTGATGGCATCAATATTTTTGGATATTTTCAACTCAAATGGTTTAAAGTTGGCATCACCATATCCCAAGAGTTTATCAATCTTGACTCATGGTATATTATTCACAAGATCAATGAAACCATTGATCCCATTGATGGCAACATTTACCGCCTTTTTTACTGCAACCCCTACATTTTCCGCAATCCCTTGGAAAACTCCAACAATCGCCTCCGCCATACCAACAAATATTTGGCCAATACCCTCCGCCCCAAACTCCACTACACTCACAATACTTTTAAGAGTACCAATGATGGTGGTTTTTATTATATTCCAAACTGCACCAACACTTTTTCACATAGCAATATTATATTGCACAATTCCGGTGAGTGCTATGCCAACAATTTTCAAGAGGCTCCCCATGAGGGTGCCAATGAATTTCACACCAACACCAAACCCTTGCACCACTTTCATGAATACAAAGGCAAAATTATTCATATCATCGGTACTCTCTCAAGTTCCGGTTTTTATCACACCAAAGAGATCTCCAAAAAATCACATGGCATCGGCGATTACTCCACCAATTACCTTTCCGGTTTCCACAATGGTCTCAATGATAGCTCACCCATAAGAGGATGTAAAAACTGTGATTTTCTTGAGTAATCCGGCGGTTGATTGTGCAACACTTTTCCCGGCATTTGCGAAAACATCGGTGATGGCACCCCTCAATCCCTTGAGTTGATTTGCGAAACTATCGGCGGTGCGGATAGCATCACCATGTGCATTGCTTGTATTTTCAATCAATAATTGGTATGTTGAGAGTGCCTTTTGTGCCTTGGTGAGTTCCTGCCCCTGTGATGCCAACCCAAGCTCGTATGCCTTGTTGCTCACATCGGCCTCACTTATAACAATACCAAGGGATTTCAATGCCTCTCTTTCCCCGGTAAGTGCGGATGTAAATGCTTGGATCGCCTGTGCATCACTCGCATTGTTGAAACTGGCCACATCAATGGCAAGTTGTGTGAGAGAAAGAGAAAGGCCATCAACCTCACTTTGTGCAAGCCCAAGTGGTGCAAGTACATTACCAATACCACTCCCAAATGTCATGAGATCAAGTGAGGATCTATTGGTTGCATCGGCAAGATCAATAAAGTTTTGCTTTACTTGATCGGAGTTTTTGAAAACCACATTGAATTTACTTGAAACCTCCTCAAGATCTGATCCAAGGCCAAAGAGTTTTTGAGTAAAACCAACAATGGCTCACACACTAAAAATACCGGCAATGGTACTTCATAGGCCGGAAAGTGATGATCCTATGCCGGCAAAACCTTTCTTTGTCCTGTTGGTAAAGTTTTGCTCTATCTGATCACCTGTTTTCTTGAAACTGTCTTGTACATCCTTGGTTGATTTGTTGAGAGATCCTTGATCTACTTTCACACCAACCGAAAGCTCACCAATGTTTGACATACTTTTTTGAGTAAAAAAATAAAATTATTATCCTTGGTACATATCGCCAAGCTCCTTTTTAAATCACTTCTTGTCTGGCTTTTGTGATTTCCTGTTTCTGTCGTATTCTTTCGCACCGGTACAGTATGGCAAGTCCTTGTATAGTTCCATAAAGTATCTATATGGCCACTTTCTGATCTCGGATAATGGTTGGCAAAGGAAATGCATCATTTGCCCCTCTATGATGTGCCAATCCTCCAACATATCATCAATATCTTTGGCCACTTTCTCGGTTGTTTTTTCTCCATTCTTTTTCTTGAAATCATTGATCTTTTTTTGAGTCTCGGTGAGTTGGTCCATGATGCTTTTTTTCTCCTCCTCGCCTCATAGGATGATCCGCATAAACTCCCGGCCTTGCCTCAAGTTGAGTTTTGGTAATGCATCATTGCACTCCATCAAAATCTTGGTATATCCGGCGATCTCATCCATTGTGATCAACAAGTAATCCTCCAAGGTGAGATCATAGCAAAAAAACTCCTCCCCATGATAGAGAAAGCGGTGTTTTTGTCTTATCAAATTTGGCCTTTCTCAATTTTTCATTTTATGTAAGTTATGAAAGCAAAAAGTTTCTCTTTGGTGAGATTTGAGAGATCCACATTTTTATTTCTCAACTCAAGGATCTCTTGGCATATCGGTTTCCATTGCTCAATCAAATCTTTTCGGAAAAACCCGGTTTTGATGGCCATGATTTTCTCAATGATCCTCACCGGTATATCTCCCACCTCATATGGTACTCCATTGATTGTCATGGTGTCGATTTCCTCATTTGCATCAAGGTTGTATGTTGCCATGTTTTTGCTTTTACAATATAAAAATGCTACCCCGAAAGGATAGCATTTTTGGTGTTTTACTCAATGTCTTTTTAAACATCCTGTTCGTCAAATATGCGGAAGAGATTTTGAGATCCAACAACTGGGTATGCCTTGATTTCAACAGGGATGTTGAGTGCATCATCTGTTGTATCATCCGGAAGAAATGTTGCATCAATTCCGGCTCGGTTGTACCCCTCGTAAAACTCAACTCCAAACTCCTTTCCATCTTCATCAACATTCACAAACTTGAAACGATTTGTTGCAAGAGTTTTCACAATGTCCTTGTAAAGTTGCTCTTTGCTCGCAAGTGGTGTGTATGTGTAACCAAATGTAATTGCACCGGTTTGTGCTGTTACCGGTAGGATATAAGTGTATCCATCGGCTCCAACAAATGTGCGGTAATCGGTATTGAGAGTAAGGGTTGTTGAGTTGTTTTTTACCACAATAGATCCAACTGCTGTATTGTTGGCATTCTTGTAATTGGTCTTGATCGGAGTATTGATTGTCCAACCTGTGCCATGTGGCTCTGCAACAACTGTTTGAAGTGTTGCGGAAACTGTTGAGTAAGTGGCAATGCCATCAATGTCTTGTAAATTTTCAAGTACAATTTCATAGAGGTTGGCACTAAACACCGCCTCATCAATTTTCACCTTTGGTGGCATTTTTGCATTGTCCATTACAACTTCAATAATTGACTTTGTAACATTGAGGTTTGCATCTTTAATGGCACCAAGATTGATCCATGTTGCACCATCGTCTTTTGACATTGATAGTACACCACTTCAAAACCTCACTGATTTTACCTTTTGTACACTGTTTTGCATAGTGAGAATTTTTAGAAAAATAAAATTAAATTGTTTGATCAAACATTTTTATATGCACTGTAACATGATTTCAAAATGTTTGTGATTCTTGATCAAAAGTTTCATCCATCCTTTGTACATCGCAATGTTTCACCGGTGACTCTTTGAGTAAATGAAATGTTGATGCAATCACACCCATGATCGTTTCATTATCATTTACCTTTTTTCACCAAACTGAAATTTGGAAATACTCATTCCGGATGCCCTTTGTGTCCAACTTTCATGGTGAGATCCTTGAGTATATCACCACCGGCCATACCTTGTTTGATTGAGGCATGGTTTGCGGAAATATACGATCACCCACCAATCATGATAATGTTGCATTTCCATGCAATTTGCTGTATACAAATTCTTTTACATTGATCATACTATCAGATTATTATAAAATAAAGTTTATTTTCAATGTCTTTATCCATTGATTGCCTCCCGAAACCGCTTGGCAAAGTTTTTCAATACTGCATCTTTGCTCTCAATGATTCCTTGCCTCAAAAATGATCTTGGTGCCATCCTCGGTGTGCCAAACTCCAAATACTTTCCATACTCCGCCTCGCCTTGCTTTGTCCCAATCTTAAACTCGAATTGTCCAACCTGTTGGTAATCAATGGACCGCTTGAGATCCCCGGTGATTTTTCTTGATGGATCTTTTGGTGGCCTTTTTGGATCTCTCGGGGTGATTTTCAAGATCTCCTCTTGCAATAATTGCACACTATCCACCAAGGCAACCTCAATGGCTCTATCAACCCGGGATTGATCAAATTTCATTGTACTCATATTTTATCGGATTATATCGCAAAGTACCAACAAGTGATCATCAATACCATCAAATCATGGTGTAGGGGTGACAAACTTTACATCATACCAAACATCAAACTCATCCTTGATCTTGTCACCCTCCACAATGGTTGGCCCGAAATCAAGGCGGATTTTATGAGTGGTTTTGATATACTCCACTTGCTCTCGCACCCATTTATTATATTGCTCTTGTTTCAAAAGCAAGAGGCAAGAAATACCGGTGATACTTGCCACCGGCCAACTCATTTCCTCCTCACCTATGCTGTTTTTTGTCATAACTCTTGGCCATACCTCAATGGTGCGGTTGAAATCATTTGCAAAGCTACTCAAGAGACTCTTGCCCATAGGATTATACGATTAAAGGATTAAAAGGTTTGTAATTGTCCAAAGTTTCTCGGAAAGATACCCCGATTCCTCCGGCCATCTCATCCTTGGAAAAATATGTTTTGCTCAATGTCTCGATCTGTTTTGACTTGATGTTTGACTCATTACCGGATGCCGGTGTATTGTCCCAAATGTCCTTGCACACCTCAAGGCATGCTTGCTCCACATCGGCAATGTCCTCAAGATCCACATATCCCCCGGTGTATTCCACAAACAATGTGGCCTCAACCGATTCTTTGAGGTAAATGATATTGCCATCTTTTCGAGAGTATGGCACATCCGCACCATTCTCATCATCAATCTTGAGTTTGGTAATGGCGGTGAGTGGTCCATTGGCAACAATGATAATATCCTCACCATCAACCACAAAATACTCTGTATATGTCTTTTCCTCGAGATTCCGGCCCAAGTATTTATCAAATTGCTTGGTGCATCTTGAGATCACCTTGGTGAGTGTAGTATCAAGGGTTGTGCCTGTTACTCCCAAGTATCCCTTTAATGTTTCAAGTGTTGTGTATTCCATATATTTGGAAGTAAAAAGTTAGTATAAAAGCCCACTTATTTGGTATGAAATCACCTCAAGATCTTTCTTTTGTTTCTCGGTGAGCTGTGGCATATCATTGTTGATATAATCAAGCCCGAAAAATCCGATCGGATAGCCTTTTGCATCGTACAGGCCAATGATGTATACCGATTTCACACCATCTTGCTTAATGATCTGATATGCTCCAAGATCCTCTCTTTCAATGTCCTCAACATTCTTGCAAATTACCTCCCGGTTTAATACTCGCACATTCCAATATGCAAATACTCACACCGGCAAATTTTGCAATGATATTTGGTGCGGTTGGATCCTCGAGTTTACCACCTCAAAGGTATTTGATGCCTTGAGAAAATCAATACCACTTATTGAGTGGCCACCATTGTGGTACTCAAAAATGTATGCTCGGTCCCCTTTAAATTCATACAATGCCTTGTACAAGAGTTGGTGGATGGTGTTGTTTTTCTCGATCGTTTGTGGCCATCTCTCCTTGAGATCCTTTGAGTGATTATTGATCATTTTTCTCTCAAATTTTGTGTAAAACACATTTGCGATTTTGAAAAGATAGTAAATGACCATTGCGGTGATCACAAAGGTTACACCATAATTTCCGATTGCTGTGAGTATTGCTTCAACTGACATATACCTTGAGGGTTTAAATATTAAAAGATCATACACCTATGCACCGCCTCCAAATACACCGGCAAGTGCCATGTTTGGTGTCTCAACCCATCCATCCTCATCCATTCTCAAGATGTATTGTACAGTTGCGGAAACAACCATAAGGCCGGTTTTTCGCACACCAAGATGATCTTTAATGATGAAAGATCAAGCACCGGTATTTACCGGCAACTTTGTCATCATTTGCCACTCCTTGCGGTGCAACATTCTCTTGTTTCTGTTTGTAAGTGTCGCCATAAAAGTTTTTTGATTATTCTATAATTTGGATCACCCCATCATCCACAAGCTGTTGGATTTCCTCATCACTTTTCCCATCAAGAGAAAATGTAAATCCGGGATTTTCGGCATCGCTTGGTAAAAATCAAAGTGCCTCGGGCTTCAAAAGTTTGTAATTTCACATAATCGGAAAGGTTAAGAAATAACGATATTATCAATGTTGGCATTGGCTGTCATGTTTACAAGGCTTGGGATCTGTTGGTTGGCCGGATACCCACCAATGTTGACTTGGTTGGCAAGGGTTGTAAGGTTTGAGAGTGTTGCCATGTTTGGTATACTCAATGGTGTTACTCGGATTTCACCATTTACACCCTTTGTGAGTGGCAAAAATGCCAATCTCGCAACAAGATCTTGCAAAACATATATCAAATCATTGAGATCCGTTTGATTCACAATGATCTCATTTTGCTTGGCAATTTCTGTATCCTGTTTTGTGATTTGAGTCTCTTGGTTGGCAATGATTGTATCATCCTTGGCCAAGGCTTCATCCTGTTTTCCAAGTGCAAGTACCTCATTGGCAATTTGCTCATCTTGGTTTGCAATGATAGTGGTATCATTTGCGAGTTGCAAAACTTGGTTTGCTACAACATCGGTATTATCTCCGCCACCGCCTGTTGTTGCCTCGGGTATGATCACATTTTGTTGCATATTTAATTTGTAATTATCCGGATATTATCATTGGTTGCCCCATCTGAAACAAGGTACAGTTTGTTGATGTACTTTGTGGTGATTTCCACCTCATTTCCTTTTTTCAACATGTACCCTGTCTCAACTGTGGCCTCTCAACCATTTTCAATATAAATATCTACCAATCAAAGATTTTGTAATGTGAGTTTATAAAATTGGTTTTCCTTGTCTTGAGTTATGTTGCCATATTCTGATCCAAGGATTTCCACCAAAGATTGACTTGATGTACCAACTGTGATCCTCATACTCTTTGAATTTTTAGGAAATAATTATTTTGCTTTTGGCTTGTTTTTCTTTGGTGCCGGTGCATTTGTGAGATCTGCATTGAGTGCATTTATATCACTTGTGGCATCCTTGTTGGCATCACCGGTAATATCTGCATCCCCTGCACCCTCCTCATCACCTGTACCCTCTCCACCCTCGGCATTGGCATTATCTGCACCGCCATTCTTTTCCGCATACTCATCATCAAGATCCTTTTGTGCATCCTCCTGCTCCTTTTGGATTCTTGCTTGCTCTGCATCAAGATCCGCTTGCTCCTGATCGGCAATGGCTTTTGCCTCTGCCTCGGCATTGGCATTACTTGCAACAACTGTTGCTCTGATAAAACCATTTGACTCATAAAACTCCACCATTGATTCATCAACACTCACCGATTGTCATGGTTTAATACCATCACATTTTCTTGTGGTGTGGTTGATCATTTTTACTTGCTTGCTCATATAGAGAAATGTAAAAAAATAAAAGTGTTGTAAACACACCGCCAATGTAAACTTTCGGGTGTTTTTTTCAATGTCTTTTTTATAGCACAAAAAAACCAACCCTTTTGGATTGGTCTTTGTGAGTGTTGGTCAATATTACTTGACTTTCACATTTTTGAGGATTCCGGTCATTTCTGCATTTTCAACTTGGAAGTCGAGACGCATTGTGATCACAAAATCTGTTGCTCTTTCCTTTGGTACTCGATCCGGCTCGATCGTAATATCTCGTTGGATACCATAGATAAAGTTGTAATCCGGTGTAAGAAGTACATCCGCACCATCAAGGGTTGTTTCCTTGACTGTATTCTCTGTTGAGAGAGTGTGGTTGTATCCAAATGGGATTGCATCGGTGAGTACAAGGTGTGTTGCATCCGTAACAGTATCAATTGTTGTGGAAAATTCCTTGTCCTGTCCAAGTGCGAGAGTGACAACATCACCTGCGGTTGCATTGGTTGTGCTTGCAACTGTGATATTTACCGCTCCGGCAACTGGTGATGCTGTAAGAGTTGTATTGAGTCCACCGGTTTTGAATACTGGGCGATCAATGCTCATTATGTTGGCCTTTGTAAAGTCCACACCAAATGCACCATACTTGTTTACAGTATTATTTGATGCCTCATACTTCACCTCGTAATCAATAGCAACATCATCCGGCATATACCATTTGTTGAGTACATTGCGGTATTTTGTGTCTATGCTCTTGCGAAGTTTTGCAAGTTTTTCTTTGTCGATATAACGATCTGCAAAGAGTACGGTGTTTGATGCATCAACAACCACTCCGGCTGTTTCAACTGCTTTCACAAAACCATCAAACATTTGAAGAAGATCCGCCGGATTGGCAACCTTTCGAGAGTAAAGACCAACTCTTTCAAGCTGATTTGAAACTTTCTTGGCAATCATTTTCATCATGTGTTCTTTGAAAGCCACACCCTCAATGTTGTCCTCGATTTCGTCATCATAGATACGGACCTCACCAATAACCTCTTGAGAAGTAAGTGTGATTTTGTCCGGTGTTGCCTCTGTTCGCTTGTTTGTGTCAAGTGCCTGTCCTCGCTGTGCCGGATAAAGGATCTTATCGGAAATACCGATTTTTCCAATTACCTTGCTTGGTGTATCCATACGGACCACACGAGAAGATTTGAGAATTACACTTTCATCAACTACATAGTCAATGAATTTGTCCGCCTGTGCTGTATTAAGGTGTACAAGTGTTGATTGCCCATCACCTGTAAACGCTTTTGCAATTTTTTGTGCCTTATCCATAAGGGTGAAAATAAGAAAATAAATAAAATAATGAGTTTATGCCCAAACACTTGGTGTAGGGGTAGCCGGCTCATTTGCCTGCTTTGAGATACCTTTGGCACTTTCAACAGTTTCAACTCGTTTTACAATGGCTTCCATGTCTCCGGTAACTTTCGTTTGAAATTCACCAAACTGATCCATGAGTGCCTTTACTGTATCGGCTGTGATGTTAAGTGATGCCCACTTTTCAAGAGTTTCCACCGCTTTTGCAATGGCTGTCTCTTTTTCTGCCTTTGCAATGGCTTCCGGTGTTTGATCACCACCGCCACTTGCTGGATCTTGAGGTGCCGGTGTGGCATCTGCAAGTGTTTCCATCTCCTTGGTGAGTTCCTGAATTTCGGCAAGTTTTGCAACTACCTCATCCATTTTCTCCTCCTTGATCAAGTCAACAACAGATTTGTTGAGGCCTGCCAATTTTTGGATTTGCTGTTTCATACTGGCTGTATTTAAAAAATAAAGAGCAATGTATTGGTGTGATTACATCGCCCTCATAATGCAAGGAAAGTGTTTTTTTTCAATGTCTTTTCTTATACTGCTTTTTCGTACTTCTTTGATATTCTTTCGAGCTTTCGCAATAGCTCGGTTTTGATCTCATCGTATACCTCGGCACCAAAACTCACCTTTCCGGAAAATGTGGAAACTCCGGCAATGTCTTGATCCTTATTATAGGAAAGTGATATGTGTGGCTTGTATCCCTCGTAATCCCATGATGCACCACCATCAATATATTTTTTCCACCCTTTCTCGAGATCCTTTGACTCAAACATTATCACAATGGCATCACCAAGTTTCTCAATGGTTGCACTTTCCAAGGTGATCTCAAGATCCTTTGTATCGGGTGTGAAATCCTGCCATACCACTTTCTTTTTGGAAAAGGCAATGGTTGTGTGCATCTCCTCCGGCTTCACAAGATCCATTATGCCTTGATCCTCGGCCCATTTCAAGATCTTCTTGGCATTGGTGACACCTCGGGATACATAGAGGGTTTTTTTATCGTATTTCTTTGAAATATTCTCAAGTTTTGTGAGATTATCGGCGGAAAGTTTTGGTTTATTGTCACCAAATACCATCTTGAAAATGGAAAATGTGGTTTCGGCTTTTGGTACTGCCGGCCTTTTTCCTCGGGATATGAGTGATATTTTATCAACAAAAACATCTTTGATTGAGAATGCCATATATTGGAAATGTTTAAAAGTATAAAGAAGTTTTCTTTTTCCGATCAATGAAACGATATGGTGCGGATGGTATCGCACAAGGCGGTAATTTGAAAGGTACAAAAGGCATTGTTGCAATGAAAAGTGTGAGAAACATATTATTTGAGAGAGTTACATGGTGAGTATCAAAATGGAAAGGCACCAAGATTCATGCCAACCTCCATCTCATCAAGCAACTGGTAATTTTGCTCAATGGCTTGATCCATCATTTCCCGGGTGGTAATGTCATGGATCCTTTTTGCCCTCTCTGCCCTCTGTTGTGCAAATAGGTGGTGCGGTGTGAGGCCATTGGCTTCATGTTCTTCTTGATCAAATCTTTCCATATAGGTAAAAGGTGAAAAATAAAACTATCCTTTTGAAATTTCCTCTCTTTGTCCAACACCCTCAATGGATATACCCACAAACTCGCCATCTTGGATCTTTTGGTATGTTTCATCATCAAACTTGATGCCAACCACCCATGATCCCTTTGGTATTGTCTCAAGGCCAACCGGTATGGTCACCGGTGCAACAAAGCTCTCCACAAACTCGGCGGTTTGTATATCGGTGTCCTTTTCATGGTCCACATTTACACTTTTTTTGCTCAAGTTTCTCACAAAATCATGTGCGGTCTTGGTGATCTCCTCCTCGGTGATAATATCGCCATTGCGGTCAATCTCGAAAGGTACAAGGGCCACAAAGAGTACAGTATTAAAACCATTATCGGTTTTGATGATTTGCATTTTTGATGATGTTTTTTCGATCTTGCTTTTTTCTTGCTCGATCTCTCGGCCTTGCATCTCGGCACTTGTCTTGGCACTCTCTCGGCTTTCTTGATCACCAAAAATATATGTGTAGCATGTGCCACCATCACCATATTTGTATCATGGCTCACCATTGATCCGGCATGCTTGTATCTTATCCATAGGTTGAGAGTAATTTGGTAAATATAGGGTGATAATAAAAAGACACCGATTTTTTACAATGTCTTTTTGTTGCGGTTACATGTATTTTGCTATATCAAAGGATGGATCCTTTTGGCCATTGAATTTGTACCATTGGCCATCAAGGTTGGTGCCAAACTCAAGGATCTCAATGCTCCGGCCACTCGCCTCAAGGATGATGCCAAGGATCTCATCATCACCAAGCACTTGGACCTCTTGAATAAATAGGCCATCCACAATGTGGCCATCCTGTTGGTATGCCTCAATGATCTGATCAACTGTTTTCATGGTGTGAAAGTTATTGGATAAAGTCATGCCCTATGTTGGTATAAAATTCTTTCATAGCTCGGTGAGTCTTTGGCAAGAATTTCTCAATGAGTGGATTACCAACCCAAAATGTTTCATTGAGGTGTGCAAAATATTCTTGTGCTTGATTCTCGGTGATCCTCGCTTGGCCATGTCGGAAAAGTCCCATTGAGTTTTTGTAATAGCTCTTGCCATGCCCCCAACCAACTGTTGCCTCCTTGGTCAATGCTCCAAGAGTATCCATAAATCATGCAATATCTTGTGTTAATTCCTCGGATGTGGCAATGTGAGTGTATTGCCGGCCGGCCACTTCTTTCACACTCTCGGTGATCTTGTATGCGGTGACTGCATCAAGGTCCCTATATTTATCAAGGATGCTTTTTGCGATCTTTCCAATGTGGCTTGTAGGGTGAAACAATGCCCTCAACTCTTTATCCTTGATCAACTCTTTTACCTCATCAACACTATCCTTGAAAAGCCCTTTGAATACTCCAAATTTTTGATCATCCGGCATCACCACTCTTGTGAAAAACATGTGGCCAACCTCATGTGCCTCCACCACTTGGTGCTTGTATGTTGTGGCTCAACTCGCCTTTTCTCCAAGGTTGATTTTGTCACCCCTCCGCATGTAATATGCACGCCCCTTTGGCTCAATGTAATTGGCCTTGAAACCAATGGCATTGAAATATCTTGCCGGCAATATCTTGCTTGAGTATTGATCATAATTATCCGGTTTCATGCCATCATCCCATTGGCCATCCTCGGGTATGTATGATTGCTCCTTGTCCACATCGGTGGCATTCTCGGCGGTGATGTTTTCCCCATCATCCCTTGGATCAAATAGGCGGTATACAGTATTACACCGGCATCATACATGCCTCAATGGTTTCATGTGGCCACTTGGAAACTCTTGATCATAAGGGATCCACCCTTTATCATCATTTTCAAGGCATTCCGGTGTGGTTTTATCATCTCGGTGTGATACCCACTTTTTCCACCCTCTTTGGCCAAAATTCCTTGTGTATCTTGCAAACTGTCGATCCTTTCCATTCAAGTATGCATCACCGATCTCTTGGCTCGCAATGAGTCTTGCCCGATAATCTGAAAATGCGAAATCTCGCTTTAATTCGTTTGCAAGTTTCATGTATCACCACCCTTTCTCAAGCCCTTGGGAAACCAAGTTGTTGATTTGCTTTTTTGAGTAATCATCAATGCCTTTTATTTTCGATCCTGCAAACTCATTGGCATACTTGAGTGCATCGGCCGGATCAACACTAAAAGTGCCGGTGACTCGTATATCCTTTTTAAAGGATTTGTTGAGTTGCTTGGCACCTATATTGAAACCCTCGGTAAGCATCTTTGAGTATTCATCAAAATCCTTGTTGGAAATATCCTTGGTGATAAATTGCTTTTGATCAATAAAGAGATCATTATATTTTACCTCGGTATTTTTTGCAAGATCATCCAACACTTGTTGATACCATCGGCCAAGCATTCTTGAGATCGTTTTTATATACTTTTCTTGCAAATCAATCAACTGTTTACCGCCAAGGTTGTATAATTTCTTGGTTTCCTTGCTAATTTTTAGCTTGTAAATTGCCGAGTAAATCATTTTCAAGATCGGTTAAGTTTTTATAAAAATGGCCTGCCTCTCCTTTCATAAGCTCGGTGAGATTGTCTTTTTGGACCTGTTGTGAGTCCACCGCCAATACATCACCACCATCAATCTTGCCAAGCCCCAATTTTTCTCTCACTTCATTGGCTGTCATGATTCCGGCTTTCTTATATCCGGCCAATACCTCCATTTGCTCCTTTTCATCGGTGGTATCAATCCACTCATATTCGAGATCATCCACCTTGTACCCCTCGGCAAAGAGGATCTTGAAATCCTTGAGGTTTTGTGCTTGTGCCGGTGCTATGGTAAAGCTGTTGAAAGTCTCCATGCTCACTTGGCTTGATGCTCGGTTGCTGTTATCTGATAGCAACATATCGTATGGAACATTGAGAGCAATGGCCACCGATTGCAAGAGTTGTGTGCGGTACTCAATGAAAGCCTTGGCATCAATATCATGCTCAAGATCCAATTGGCCAACCTCTTGATCAACAATGGCGGTTGAGTATGCCTTTTCCACCCCTTTCATTTTCGCCTCAAGAAATGCTTTTAATACTTTCTTATCCTCAACACCAAAAACCTTTTTTTCATTCTTTGGAAAGATCATTTTTGCCTTGATCATACCATTGGTAAATGCCTTGCTGTAATAGGTGTCAATTTGCTCCATGAGGATCAATTGATCAACCACCGCCTCAAAGTATGATGCCCCATAATACTTGGTTGATAGTGAGGTATTCTTGAAATGGTACACTTGGTTGAGGTTTGGATTATACCCACATCCATGCCCTGTATTTTTCAACTCCTTTGCACCGGCTTTGCTCTCGGTATATATCAAAGTTCTTGCGGTCCTGTCATCTTTCGGAGTAAAGGCATTGAAATATACCACATCCGTTCCAACCTGTTGGCGGTATCCATCACCATCCTCCATGATCTCGATTGTATGGGAAAGGATAGGCAAAAGATCGGTTACTTTACCGGTTCCATCCTCGATCACCTCAAAAAAGGCATTACCCAAAAGCACCTTGTTTCGGCCAAGAAACTCTTGATCAATTTTATGGATCATCTCCAAGAGGCCTTCATCTTTACTCTTGAAACCGCTATTGATGGCGGTTGCGATCTTATCGGTGAGGCCGGCCACAACAAAACTATCATAATACAATGCGGTGAGTGTCGAGAAAGGTATTGCCGGCGATCTTGTGCCAACTGTTTTAGTATTCTCCTTGGCCTGTTTTGAGTTGGGATTGTCTCACACCTTTACAATCTCAACTGTGCTGTCCTCTTGCTTGCTCATAGGTAATAAATAATGATATAAATTATGGTTTGAGAATAGGTAATTTTTATTTTTATTCAATGTCTTTATAAATCATACTTTTTAATGGTTTTTTCCAACCACTTCATGTTGTCAATATAGATCTTTGTCATGGTCTTTTCCTCCTCATCAAATCCAAGGGCATCAAAGAGGTGTTGGATGGTCCAAGAGTCAAAGGTTGGTAATGCATCACCGCTCTCAAGTCTTGCCAAGGCCCTCTCATCCACTCGCACCATCTTGGAAAGATCATGCAAATCAATCTCAAGTTGCAACCGCTTGTACCGGATAAATGTGCCAAAAAGACTCGGGGTTTTTGGATACCACTTTTTGATATTGTCTTTGTAAAACTGGTCTCTCTCAAGGCCAAAGTGTTTGTACAAAATATCAAGATTGTTTTTACTGTACTTTTTCCAATCTCGTTTGAGTAGGCTGTAAAATACCCCGGTGCAAATGCCGGTTTCGTGATGTAGCTCTTGGATTGTGTGAGTGTCCAAGTATTCTCGGATTTTTTCAACAAGCATAAAAGAAAAAGTAAGAAATTAAACCAACTCAACCCCACCACTACCGGCACCATTTTCAATCCAATCTTGTGCTTTGGTAAGTGCAAACACCAAGGCATCCATTTCATCATCATGCTCAACATCCGGATATTGTGTGATCTGCTCAACCAATGTCTCTTGGCCATCCTTGAGAAAGTACACATCACCAACCTCAATTTGTCCGGCAACTCCAATCAACCTTGTGTATTTGTCTCTATGGCTCCAAATGGATTGTATGGGTAATCATCGGGCCTTGAGATCATCCGTCAATTTCACCTCCACATTGTCCTCTTTCACAATCACATCCGGCTCAAAGCGATCATTGATATTGATAATGAATTGCTCAAGCTCTCTTGGTGCGAGCTTCACCCCTCGGGAAAATATCACATACTTTTTGTACTCTTTCACACCCAAAACACATAATCCGGTAAAATCATTTTGCTCCTTGGTCTTGGTGGCCGGATCAACTGCAAATACGATATAATCAAACTCAAGCGGTGGCACATAGTACCTTATCCAATGCTCCTTGATTACCTTATCGGCGGTATTAAGAGGGATGTTGCGAAACTCTTGATTGAAATAGGCGGTACCAATACCCTTTTTTCTCATTTCCTTTCCGGTCTTTGGATCGGTGAAGATCTTGCCATCTCGCCTCTCAATGAGTGCTTGTTTATTCCACATCTCTGGCCACAAGATGTTTTCAAAGTGATCATCACATGCTTGATATTCAATGGTTGGCCACTTTTTCTCATCTCTCAACTGTTTCACAAAACAAAGGTTTCCCACAATTGTGCCAAGGGCAACCATCCGCCCTCATGGCAAAAGTACATTGTATAATGAGGTAAATGCCCACTCAAGAAACTCTCTTGCCATTGTTGGATTTTTTACATCCTTGTTATCCTGCGGATCATCCATGATGATTTCCCTTGGTCTCGCACCTCGGATCGGTTGGCCTCTCGTTACTGTTTCAATGTATGATCCATTCAAAAACTCAAGCTCCTTTTGTCTCCACTTATTCAACCTCTTATCCTTTTTGTCATCGGAGTTGGTTGGCACTATGTTTCCAAATATGCATTGGATCTTTTTGTTGATTTCCAACTCTCGGCGGATCTTACCCAATCCCTTTTCTCAAAGGTTTTTGGATGCCACATATACCATGCTCCATCCCGGGAAATATAAGATCCTCCACATCATGTATATCAAGAGGGCGGTGGTTTTCCCATGTCCTCGGGCAATGATAATGTTGAGGTCGTTTAATTCATCGGTGGTGAGTTTTGCCCATATTTCCTTGTGAAAGTGGGGGGTATTGATGAAACCATTTGGCCCTTGTTTCCAATGAGTAAAGTGATAATCAGAAAACCACCCAATGTCGTAAAATCAATGCCAATAAATGTACTCCTCAAGTACACCATCCGGCAAAACATCTTCATGTTTCTCAAGTTCCTTTATCTCTTGATATGTGAGTTTTTCATATCTCATTGACAATTGATTTTTAAGAAAAAATATATTTGATTCCGCCCGGTGAGTGAGGTTGCCTTTTTGGCTTTGTGAAAGGATTATGATTTTCTCGGTTTTTTGTCTCTGATTATTGTATAATATAGATTATTCCGGCTTTTTTCACTCCTTTTGCTTTTTCACATCATCCAACCATGCTCTTGCCTCGGATTTTCCTTGAGTATCCACAATGTCGGTTGGCTCTCCTTTCTCAAGTTTAATATGCTTGAGGATGGCGGTAATGTCTCAATGAGTGAGGTATGGCAATATAATATCTTGATCCACCACCTCTTTTCAAAGATTCTCTCAAGTCTCGGGATCTTTCATGGTCCTAAAAATCTTTCTCTTGGTGATTTTCCCTTGATCAATGATCATGTTGGCAAGATGCTCAAGCCCTTGTACATGTGCAAACTCCAACTTTTCAAATACTCCATCCCATTGTTTTTTCAAAGTCGTTTTAAATTCCTCAAATGCTTTTTGTTTTATTTCCTTTTGCAATGCTTTCTTTTCATCTCACCATCACTTTGTACGCTCTCTTGCTCATCAATTTTGGACTACATCTATACCGTAAGTATACTTTAAAAACGGTAATACATCCATGTAATCACTCTCAAAGAAATGCTGTTTAATCGCATCCCAATCATGTTTCTGCTTGGTTTGTTTGAAGTATCACCGGTCTTGGTTTATATTACTCCATAACTCCGCCAATCACATCACCTTTGTTTCATTTTCTCGTATGATGGTGGCAAACCCAATCGCCGGCCTATTCACATCAACCACCCTTGCCTCTTTCATCCACAATATACACATGTCCCCAACCTTTGGTACAGGAAAACCAACCATATACTCACTCACACTCTCATCCTGTGATCTCCTTGCTCTACTCACCATCCTCCCACCCTCTGATGCAACAAGCAATGATACATCCACACCCTTTCTACCTACTCATACAACCTCCTCTTTATTCTTCTTGGTGTTGCTCTCTTTTTTTACTTTATTGGCCGGACTTTTTTTACCGGTTTTTTCGTTTACATCTTTGGTGGTAATATCAACAGAAATGGCATTTTTGTTGGTTTTCCCTATAACGGAAACAAGTGGCTTTGATTTGCCACTCTCTTTTTTTTGGACCTCGGATGGTGTTGATTTTTCTTGATTTCGTGCCTTTATCATAAATGAGAAATTAAAAAAACTATACTGTTTTTGAGTATAGCATTTTTATTGATGATTTCAAGTTTTATTGAGGATCAATGGCACCTGTTGGTGTTTCTTGAGTCTCGGCAACCGGATCATTTGCGATCATGTAGAATATGGATACCTCATTGCCCTCCTCCTTGATCGCTTTTTGTAGGCCTGTGGTAAAATCATTGCTTGCAATGAAACTCTCAATCTTTTCCTTGGTAAATGGTACCTTGGATCTCAAGTGTGCTGTGGCAAGCTCATGTGGCATGTCGTTCTCTATCGCACAAATAAAGATCCTCACACCAAATGGTTTCTTGGCATTGTGGATCTCTTGGAAAAGGTTGGCTTTTGCCTCGGCCTCGGTGTCTCCAAATCATGCCGGATCCTCCGCAAGATTCTCATGGCCCTTGATAAAGGCACAAACCTTGTTTCCATCCTGTAAAAATACAACCTCGGGTGCTTGTACCTCCGGTGTATCTGTTGTTGCTGTATCTGTCATGTGTGAAAAATGTGAAAATGTAAAAAAGTGGACCGCCTACCAAACAAAGAAAATCCAAACCGCATGGATGATCGCATTGATCACAAAAACTGTTGTGAGGATATTGATATAAACCATCCTTTGATTTTCGCTGTATCTTTGAGATCAATGATACTCATGTTGATCATTCACCAAGTACATCCCAAGTAATGTGATGGCGGTGGATATGATGAAACTGGCGAGTGCTGAATATACCATATTGGTAAAAGTGAAAAAATAAAGGTTTTCTCCGCAAAGAGAGGGGGAAAAATAAGGGTGGTACACTTTCGGGTTTCGATTGCTTTTGATCCACCAAACCATATATCGTTTTTACACTTATTATTCCTCCCCCTCTCTCTGTGAGAGGTTATGGATGGCCAAGGAACTTTCACTCAACACTCTGATTATCGCAACCCTCACTTGGGATTACTGTCATCCCCTTGGCTTTCATCTCATCCAATGATGCGATCACCTCGGTGTGAGTGTGTCAAAACATGTCTTTGCAATGCTTGTTTTTTTGCCTTTGTGTGGCAAATGATTCCAATTTTTCCTCAAAGGATTGGATCGGGATGTGGATATGAAATGATGGCATGGTATGAGATTAAAAAACAACATCGGGATTATACAACTTGAGTCTCAAGGATCACTTGAGGTATGTATAGGTGTCTTTTTCGCATTGCAATTGTATTTTCCTTTCCTGCATGGATACAACCTTGTAAATCGTATCTTGTAGACTCGGGATAAACTTTTGACTTGCAACACCCTCCTTGGAAATCATGGTAATCTTTACCATGCATCATACCTCGATTGATTGCCTATTTTCCATATCCGGGAAATTTACAATACTCCGGTGCATGTTCTTGATCGTATGCCCAACCATCACAAGCATACATCCTCATGTTGTCTTGTGTTTCCATCCATGCCCGGTAAGACATAACGGATGATATAAGTATCATTATGCTCATAATGAGGTTGATGATATTGAGGATGCGAGTGAGTTTTTTATATTGCATGGTATAAAAAATTAAAGAATAAATCCAACAGAAACAGTATATCACAATATTTTCTTTTTTCAAGTTTATTTATAGTTTTTTACACTTTATTGATTCGATCGGATCCGCACTTGGCACAAACACAATGCTTGTTTTTCCCTCTCCATATAGAGTATATCAATCAAGGGATGATCATAAAGCACCACAAGATCAACTCAATCAAAATGGATCCTTTTGTGATGGTTTTTGGTGATCCCTCATGGAAACAATGAGTGCAAAACACCTTTTGGAAAAGTGCCGGTTTTACCTGCACTCACTTCCACTTGTACTTTATATCTTGAAACTCATGGCAAAAGGTACACTTGATGGCATCATCATGCATCGCACCTCCGCAAAATTTGCATTTTTTCATGGAAAAGTAATAATAATGTTTAAATTCGATTTATTCAGATATTGTAGTAGTTTTCATCTTTCTCTATACATATCCATTTCCTGTTAGTGTTCTCACAAGCTACTGCTGTGGTGAAAGATCATGCAGTGAAGTCAAGGACTATTTCTCACTCGTTCGTGTAGGTTTTTATAAGGTATTCTATGAGTGCTACTGGTTTTTGTGTGCTATGTATTTTTTCTTTATCATATCAGAACTTCAATATATTTGTTGGATAGTTTGTAAATTCTTGAATATACTCGTTTTTTCACATTTCACTCCAATTATCTCACA